GGAGTCGGATCCTTTTCTTCCTGAAAACGCTTCTTATTATACATCTCAATTACCTCTTTGATAGGGTAGAGCGTTTTAGCTGCACGGATCTTGTCTGCAAGATCCAGTGCCTGTCGTTTATCATATCCGAGCGGGAACCAATACTGCTTTCCATCGATCATCGGGCGGTAAGCCCAAAGTGCATTTTTCGATTTTCGCTGTATTCGCGTTCCAACGCGGGAGCGGGCGCCTAATTGACGCATAGGTTGGTGTGTAGTCATTCGGCAGGTGTAGCGGGTTTTTTTCATAATGTCCAGTGTTTATGCGGGTCAGACACTACATATAGCGTGCTTACTTAGAATTTTGAATCCAGCGCGTCTACCAATTCCGCCATCCGGGCAAAGTGTTGAAAGTCAGCTACTTGACAAGTGTCTGATCAAGGTTTATTATAGGTTTTGGAGATATAAACGCCTAATCGACGCATAGGCAAGTAAAATGAAAGATTGGTTAGATAAACAAAAAGGGGCTGAAAAAGACATGTTGGAGTCCGTCAGTATTCAAGCTAAACAGATCGTTGAGGATCTTATTCCTCAGGTTCGATTATGTGCTTTAGAAAATGAGATGTGTTCAGATGTGCTCATCAAAGTTCATTTCGAATTTGATGAAAAACATACTGAAATTTGGAGCGAGGGCGCTGTAGAGTTTCCGCCGCGACAATCTGTTTCTGAATGTTACGAAATCGGATATGGGGAAAAAGAAGAGAAACCCGCTTCTCGATAAACTAGGGCTTGATGTTGAGGAAGTCCGTGCGGCTTTCTCAGTAAAAGCTCCGGATAAACCACAAAAAAAGCGTGGCTATCTTTATCGCAATGATCAGATGAGGATGAATCGACGGATGAATCGTTGGCAAAACTTAGTGTTTGCACGGTACGAAGCAGGAATGCACCCCAAAACTATTGCTGGATCCTTAGGGGTTTCGGAAGAAACCGTCCGAGTTAGGCTTCGAGCATCAGGGTTTTTTAAACAGTCTTAAATAACCCCCAATTCTCGCGAAACTGTTCAAGCCGGGCGTTAGAGCTTTCATTGTGCGGGTAGAACCACGCTGATAATGTGCTATTTAACTCCAAACATGGAATGATATACCACGCGTCTACCGGATCGACATAAGCAGCCAATATGTCGACTTTTGTGCAGTCTATCGAAACTTTCGATTTTTTACCCGTACCGGCGAGCACTTTATAACGGGGCTTAGCGCGATTAGATGTCTCCGGGCTAGCTGTACCCTTAATTTGTACCTTAAAGAGCTTTCCTGCCCCGTTCTGGACAACGCAATCAACCGGTATGTCCTCACCGGCGGGTATGAAAAGCTCATACCCCCGGTCAAGAATGTTAGAAAAAAACCGATATTCGTACGCTGTACCTTTTTGCTTATTCACTTCCTGCGATTTTCCAGCCGTACTGCTCCTTAGCAGATCGCTCAATGAAACTAAATCCTTTTGAGAGCATATGCTTCAGACCCCACCCAAGCCTCTTAGAATTTAAATCTTTCAGGAGAACCCGATTGTTATCATTCGCAGCCAGTACAACTAAAAGCTCGGAGCAGGTACCGTCCCAATATTCGTCTTTTAAAGTTTTGCGGAACATCTGAATGAGCTCAATAATGTGAGAATAACGACTGTCTGCGGATGCGAGAAGTTGTACATTTTCATTTAGAAATGCCTTAACTCCAAAGCGTAGATCAATCATTTCAGATGGTACCTCGTAGTCCAAAAGCCAGCGGGCGAAGGCCGGAAGTTCTTTCATTGCTTCACCCTTGGTCTCCCATGTAAAAGGAAATCCGTCATTACATTCAAAGATCATCAGCTTGTCCTTAATCGACATGTCGAGATCGGGAAGTAATTGCATCGAAACGGGATCAGAATTAAGCGTAATACTGATTCTGCCTCTCCAATAAGCCCTTCCTGATTTCTTGAACTTTCCCTTAATTAAGAATGTATCATTCGCGGTATGCTCTTTGAGTCTCGCGGTGAAGGCTGTATGCATCGCGGAAGATGCTGTAGGAGCCTCATCATCTACAAGCCAAGCCCCAAATTCAAATAAATGTTCAGTCCAATCTTCCTTCCCTGTGAGATAATCTGATGCTTTTATTCCGCCACCCAGTAAACCTCCGAGTATTACACTGTTATACAGAGTTTTCCCGCAATTAGGGGGTCCGACAAGAAAGTGTGCATGCCCTCGCTTTGGAACTCCGGCGTACGCATTTGCGTACGCGTAGGCCAGCCATGCTAATTCATATTTAAGTTGTTCCTCACCCAGCATATGCTCCATCCACGCGGCAATGGTCGGGAAGTTTTCGCCCCATGAACCACTATCATCGGCGGGTGCGATCGGTCGAATCTTAGCTGTATTGAAGTACACACCATTCTCATGCTTCACGATTTTGGACTTGGTGAAGCAGAAAGGGATGCCGGCGTCGACACGCTTATTCGAATGAATCATGTGCAGGGCTCGACGGGATTCCGAAACATTTTCATGCCGCCCGGGTCTAGATCCTAAATTATATCTGCATTGAAGATCGAGCAGCGCATCCTCTTTTGAGTTGATGTAGAATCCACCTCTACCATCTTCGATAAAATAATTTCTACCATCCGTCCAATAGTCTTTGATCGCTTCGCCAATCCTGCCGACCTCAAACTCCTGAACAAAACCGGGTGATAAAATCTCGGCCCATGTATAGAAACCTTTCGGCATGTTGAATACCTGCATTCCGGTATCACGAACGATAGCGGAATTTACACTCTTATGCTGTCCGCCCGGGTCCCAGAAGGTAGGTCCTCGGCTTCCATCCACAAATTCACCGGGCCATTGATGGTCAGGCCAAACCTTCTTCACCTCTTCAAATACAACATCCAATGGAATGCTCGGGCCCTGTCCTGTGAAGTCAGAAGATTTTGATTCCTCATACTGCCAGTAATTTATCAGGCTGGTCGAGATTCTAGCATTCGGACTAACCGGGCGCCAATCTGTGCCATGCAAGAGATAATGCTGTCTCTCAAAATTACCGCCATCAAATCCCCGAGCCAATGCATCCCGACCATCAAGCTTCATTTCCTTGGCCAATCGTTTCAGGAATCGGACATTACTCTTCGGCCCGTGAAGAAATATTTTATCTTCAAAAAACCAAACAGCATGAATCCCGCCATTGTAGCTCCGGCTGATGTAATTGACCGGATATTCACAATCGATCAATCGTCTCACAATCTCTTCGAACTGTTCATCCGTAAATGTAGCATCCCAGTCTACGCACACTCCGTGTAGATACTGTGCAGGATTTTGTGTGCTTACCCGCTGATTTGGATCCACGCCCTCTGCGGTGGAATATGCGTTATATTTTGTGGTCGGTCGAGCCGCCCATGATTTGTAATCGTTGGAATTTTTAAATTCCGGCAACTCAAAATCAAGCTCCCATGGCTTGATCTTACTGACTTGAGATGCGCTTAGATTCGGGATCGAAAATAGCTCCATAGTAAAGTACCTCTTCTAATGTTCTAATTGTTGAGAATTCCAAGTCTGTTCGATAACAGCTCAGATTCTGTAATTCATAATCTATCTGCTCAGAGTTGAGCCCTTCTTCAGATATGTGACTATCCTTTTTTGATGGGTCGGCCGGACGAACAACTCGAACAATCCTTCCACCTCGTGCGTGAATCGCAGCTGCTTCATTCGGAAATCTTACATCATCGATGACATAATTTTCTTCATCATTTAATTGCCTCATCAAAGCCGTGACCCATACATCTTCACTGAGCATAGTTCTCGCGAACTCGGTGCCAAGCAGTTGCATGATTTCTCTCGGGCTTTTCCCAAAATCTGGCATCACTTTTTCCTTCAGTTCGGGATCATATAACTCTTCATGAGTAAGCCCCATCACTTTCAACATATTTTTAATAGGTGTTGCGAAACTTCTAACCTTATACCCCATCCGCTCCTCTAAAATTTCAGCCACCGTACTTTTCCCACAGCCCTTGAATCCTGTTAATCCAATAATCATTTCGTGTACTCCTTAGTTATAATTGCCTCCGAATCGAGCGGTACATCCTTCATCCACTCCGGGCCTTGTTTCATTAATTCCTGAATGTCAGCTTTCGCGTGAACCGCAGTGGCTTCATCGACTTCGACGATGACTTCGTCATGGACATGGAGCACGACTTTGAAATCATGCTCATCCAGATTTTTTAATATATGACCGAAACAATCGCGAGCTGTTGCCTGAACTGAATTCTGAAAAAGGTTTGCTCCGTACATCTTCACACGACGAACACTACCTTTTTGCGTAGCGACTGTTACTCCGTCGGTCTCATGACGACAACGGAAGTATTTTAAACGACGACCGCTAGGGATCTCATTATCAAAATCATCACCCGCACCCGCTGCCTCTTTTAATTGACGATCCAGACTTTTCCATTGGCTAGTAATCTTTGGATTCTTGTCGCGGAAATCTTGTACTTGAATATAGGCGTTAACCCATTGTCTGCGGTCGTAGGTCGAAAGACTTGGGTACAGCGATCCTTTTCCCGGCTGGTATGTATTCGCGAAATTCTGGAATCGGACTTCGTCCTTCCGGCTAAAATCCATATCCAGAATTTGTTGCTGACCATACTGTTTAACCGTTTCTGCAAATTTATGCCAGCCGGAGCCGTAGCCCAATTGCAACACACGAACTTTTGCCAAGAGATAAAGCTCAGGATCTTCGTCCTTTAATTTCCCGCCTGTCCATCCCATTGTTTGTCTAGCATGCGCCTCGTATGGACTCATTCCCTGCTTGATCAATTTTAAGAAATCCATATCTCCTGCAATGAATGCTGTAAGCCTTGGCTCAATCTGCGAAAGGTCGGAAACAATAAATGTCTTACCCTCAGGTGCTGTAATAATATTCCGAATATTTACCCCGTACTTTGTTTCCCTAGGCATGTTTTGCACATTAAAACCGGCATCACCTGACCATCTTCCGGTAGCATCCGCTCCGAAGTATTTCAGATTGTAGGACATTCTATCTTCTGTGGTCAGCCGATCCCTGATCGATTTCAACCTCTGCAAATGCATATTGATACGATTATGATTTTGCATGGCGGACACGAAGGTCAGCTTGTCTCCATGCTCAGCAATCCAATCGGCTAGCGCTGGGCTGTCTTTAGCGAGGCTTTTAGGAGGCTCAACCCCCGCTTTTCGGCATTCTATCGCCATCGCTTTTTTGGAATAAACTACATACTCCTTTTTCGTATCCGGATCGATCTCTCCATACCACGGTAGTGCTTTCTTCGCCTGAAATAAAGTTTCTTCCAGACTGTTAATCCCAGCATCCAATTTATGAACATCGATCGGTAAACCTTCCCATGCCATGGCTCTTGTTAATTTGGACAGAAGCCGTTCGGTCTCAGGCCAGTGGTCGTAGAGCTCCTCCCAGATCTGATAAGTATATTTCGCATCATCCAATGCGTACTCAAGAACCTGCTTGGATTCATCCATGGCAATCATATCATCCCATGTCTTGTCCTTCATGTTTTCACGAACTTCCTTGTCCATGTCGGCATCCAAGATCGCTTTCGCGGAACCCTTCAGATTTCTCTGATACTGAAAATATACGCACATATCGGCGGTACATATCCAATTTACTTTTATGTCGGGGATAATACCGAGCTCCTGGCATTTCTCGAAACATCGCTGATCGAAAGATGCATTGTGTGCAATAAATGTATACCCATCAAAATTTTTCCAATCCTTAAAATCTGATGTCTTTCCTACATAAGAAAGCTCGGGGCTCCATATTGATACCAAATAGGCATCGAATTCAGGATGGTTAACATACTGATATGTACTACTACCCACGATTGAGTAATCTTTGGAGTAATAGGTTTCAAAATCTAATGCTGCAAATTTTTCCATATTGTTTTGTGTGGTGTGCGGTTAAAATTTTTGCTGCGGTAGTGGGGGAGCCCGAAACCCTAAAACGGACTCCCCCCACACACACAGCTAATCAATATGGATTAGCAAAATTCGCTGAGCCAATTTACGAACTTCTCGTCATGCAACTTACCCTTACGAATCTTTGGCCCGTGCACGACATTACTGCCGAACTGATACTTTTCAGTCGTCAGCGTAAAGCTGCCATGTCTAAGCCCGTTTCGATAATAAGTAGCTCCAGCCGAGAAGATCGGTTTCGCTCCTTTGTCATATGCTGTTCTTTTGATTCTCCACAGCGCGAATGCATATTTTTCCTTATTGTATTCAAAAGGAAATGCTTCATCGGGACTTCCTCCCTTGATGCAGATCAATGCATCCGCCATTGGTTTCCAATCTGGCTGCACCCATCCACCGGCATCGTCGCGATGTCCCATGGTTGTACCTCCGATTTCTTTCTGTTCAGCCGGGGTTACGATTCTTGGAATCTCTCCCTCACCAAAGGGGATATTCTCCTCAAAGAATTTCCCGATTCTAAGAACCGTGAATTCAACCTCAGTAGTTCCGTCGCTGATCTCGAACTCACTGTCGAGAACAATTGCTCCTTTACGAAAATTCTCGGACAATGGACCAACACCCTGTGCGATCCCAAGCTTTGGGAATTGGATGTCTGATGCATCGAGATCACCGGTAATCCCGGCTCCAGCAGTTGCGACTGCCATAGCACCGGTAGGTGCTCCCTCAATGATATCTGCGGTCGCTTCCGCAACTTCTGTTTCTTCACTTTTTGACTCTGATAATGATGCTTTTGCCATCTTATTTAATCTCCTGTCTTCTATTGGTTATTGTTGTTTAGTTATGCGAGCGTTAACTATTGTTATACACTCACTTCAAATTTTTTGACTTCCGTAAAAAAGGAGTCATCGAACGCTCATCCTCAGAAAGAATGATGCCCGCCTCTTCCAATGCCCCGTCAGTCGCTGCTCGGGCATTCTTTTTCTCACCCCGTTCAAGCTTTGCAGAATACGCTTTCGCAATCTTCGCGGGCGTTACGCTGCATACGCTCATGAATTCATCGGGGGATAATAAATGTTCAACTGCATCGAATGCTTCCTGTGCATTTTCAATCTTCGGAGTAACCGTCCGGAAATTTAAATCATATCCCGGGATCTCATCGCCATTCTCAACGGCTAGATGAGTAGCCTGTTTCTTGGCAGCCTCAGCCCAGCGATCAATGACCTGTGCCACATTGAGCATCTTTCCAAGAACCAATGGATCTTCTACCTTTTCCGGAGAATAACTCCCCCATAAAGCCATCTCAAAATCATCCACAGATTTAGCATATTTCTTGGCGATCGGAAGTAATTTATCCGATAGAGCGGGGCATGAAAGTTTATGCTTACAGTACCGACAGCCTTCCGTATTAGGGATCGTCTCCGCATCTTCCGCCATCGCTTTTTCAACGATCAAATTGATGCGGAGA